GGTTGCTGGTCGCTGTCGAGCTACTGACCGCGAAGGGCGTGTACCGCCGCGTGTAGGCCATAGTTACGGCACCACCTTGATGAACTGCACTCGGAACGGCGTGGCAATCTGCGCCGCGTTCGCCGTCGAGACGTTAGAGTACGCAATCGTGATCTGGTCTGCGGCGCTGACCCAACAATCGACTGTGAGGCCCGCGCTGAGCCCCGAGGCCGAGGCGGGGCACAAATCCACGAAATCCCCAATCGTCGCGCCCGAGAGCGTGGCGGTCGTGGTCGTGCTCTTGGTGGCTACCGCAGTCGTGGCAACCACCGTGACAACGCTATAGACCTCCGCATACCGCGCTGTCCCTACCGGGTAGTCCCCGCCACTAATCGTGCTGGCGGGGACGTTGCCGTTGGCAGAGGCGGCCTGTGCATGGCCGCCCCCCACCTTGACACCCGAAAAACTGGTTACTCCAAGGAGATCACCGGCCATACATCACGCTCCACTCGACCCGTAGATACCGCGCCACTCACCGAAGCCCGTCACGAAGCCCTGGACGCACTTCCGCTTGATGATTTCCTTGTCGAACCCATCCTCGCCCTCGGCGGTGCTCGCCTGACGGGGCTTGACATCCCAGATGAAGTTCAGGTCGTGCATATCGCCCAGCACGAACCACGCATCGTTGTCCGTCTTGTAGTGCGAGACGAAGTACGAGAGGCCCTCATCCTGCAACGCATTCACGTCGTTGTTCGCCGATCCCGGCTTGTATTCCGAGTTCAGGAGTTCGCGGGCCGTGAACTTGTCCTCCGGCGAGACGATGAGCCGCTTGGGGCGGATCATGCTCGGACGGCCTCGATCATCCTTCAAGTTGTCGAACGCGATGACGGCGTTCTGCAACCCGGTCAGGCTCAGGTCGATGTCCGTCGCCGGACGGTTGGCCTGATTCGCGCCGCCGTCTAGGCGGGTATGCGCGGTCGAGCAGAGCTGGAGGGCGTCAAAGCCGGTGGACGAATAGCCGTCCGAGTCCGTGGTCCCGAAGGCGCCGTTCATGATGTTGGCCGCGATGGTTTCCTGCCCATCAATGGCCGACTTCATCATGGCGGTCTCCAGCCGATCCATCTGGCCGTACAGTTCCTGGTCGAGCATTTCCTGCGTGATCTTGTACCCGAGGCCGAACCGCACCGGGGCATAGGTCTTGGTGCCGCCCGAGATCGGGTCGGTATAGACGATGGCGTTGCCTTCGCCCTTGAGGACGAGCGGCCCGAAGTCGGTCATCTTGTAGTCTGTGATAACGGCCTTCTGGGCGGTACGGATGTTGAGAAACGTGGACAGTTCCAGCGGACGCTGCGGGAACGCCTCGTTCCAGATGTTCGACAGCTTGGGCTCCAAGAGGAGCGCGAATTGTGCTCTCGTGATTGTCATGTGGCTATCCTCAGACCGGAATGTTGGAAGTGGCGGACATCAACGCGGCCACCGCAATCGTGCATTCGATGGTGCTGAATGTCGAATTGATCGGGGAGCAGATGATGAGCGGGCGTCCAGCGGCCACGGTCGAGCCAGCAGACGAGAAGTACGACATGAAATTGCCCTTCTTGATGATCGCGCCAGACTCACCCAACGACAGGCCGGATGCCGTCACGACATCCAGATCGACCTGCACGGTGCAACCGTACTCTGCCGGGATCGCCACGACCACCTTGCCCGCAGGCAGGGAATTGGCCGAATCGTGCATGGCAATACCGAGGAAGTTCGGGGCGCCACCCGAGTATTCGCTGACCGTCCGAGCGGTGCCGAGGGCCACGGCGCAGCCCTTCTTGAACGTGGCGGTGCTCAGGAGGTCGTAGGTGCGGTACGTCCACGGGCCGCGTCCCGGAATCATGCCTTGTGCCATAGTCTACTCCAACGTGTGCCCGAGCATCAACCCGAGCGAGGGGTGGATTTCTCGACACTGATCCCGGCCTGCGAAGCCGTTTGCTCCACGTTGCCGTCAGTGCCGTGCATCTTCTCGCCCGCGCTCGCGGTCGCTCGCTGCATCTTCGCTTCCTTCTGCCGAGCATTTCGTCCGGCACTCACCGCATCTGCATAGGTCAGGACGCAATCGCCTGCCGCATTGGTAATCGTTCCGTCCGTCTGGACCACGGCTCCCACGGGGAGACTGGTCAGCCACGGGCTGCCAATGTCGTCGTTTGTCAGGGCAATGTAGCCCGCGTTCTTGGACAGCATCAGCTTCTTGCCATCCTCCTTGCCTGCCGCCGTCATGCGGCGGGTCCAGCGCACGTTGCCGGGGAGGGCATCGACCTCGGACGCGGGCCGGGCGCCTTGGGCGTATTCGGCCATCTGCACGTCGCGTTCGTAGCGCAACTCACTCCATCCCGGCACATAGGTCAGATCCGCTGGGGCTCCCTGACTCTCATCCACGGCCCCAAGCGGCATCTCGCCAAACTCGCTGACCGGCGCACTCTGTTTCAACGGCACGACTTTCGGCATATTAGCGTCCTCCCATGACGGCGGAACCCATCTTTTCCGCGTTCTTGAACCACTGCTCCAGACTCATGCCCGTTTTCGCACAAAACTCCCGCACAGTTGCCTCCGAAATGCCTTGCTTGGCAAGGCGTTCCCGGAAGTCCGTGGGGAGCTTCTCACTCTCCAAACTGAGGGACTTGTCCAGCGGGGCCGAGGAATAGGGATTCCCGTCCGTCCGCAACGTCAGTCCCTGGTTCGCCGCAAGTTCTCGCGCCCGGTCGGTGGCAAGATCCTCGATATGGCGTCCTCGTACAAGATCGACGGCCATCCGCAGATTGTCAAGCGTCCACTGCTCGCGGGGGAGCGGGAGGATCTGCGACATGATTTCGGGTTCCCACCGCGCAAACTCCTTCGGATAGGAGGCCCGGACTTGGTTCAGGGCGTACTGGGCGAGTTGGGAGGTCTGGGTCTGGATCTGCTGCAACTGGGGCATCACGGCCCCCATGATGTTCCGCAACTGACCCGCCGTCACGATGTCATCATCGTCCCGAAGCGGCTGCTGATTCGACGCCTGTGGGGCCGGATTGGTCACGGTCTGAGGCGTCGGCTGGCTGGCCAACTGCCGAAGGGCCGCAATGGCTTGGGTGCCGATCCCGAGGATTTCCTCGGCGGTCTTGCCCCGCGCCCACGGCTCAGGATGATCGCTTGGCGCTCTCCACGGCTCGGTAGTCTGGGGTGTTGACCCAGAGGCGGTCGGTGGTGTGATCGGTGCGGTCGGGTCGTGTTCGATGTCCATGTACAGATTCCTCCGCCTTTGCGGTGGCCAAAGTATCCGGCAGACCCGCGAGTTGTTCGCAGGCGAAGATGTAGCCGGTCGTCCAATGGTACTGCTCCGGGGTCAAGCCCCCGGAGAGGATGCGTTCAACCTGCGCCCGGTGGAGCGTTTCCGTAGCCCGGAGGAAGTGGCGCCATGCCGGGAGGTGCGAGAGGCCCGATACCGCCTCCTGCTGGTCCTGGTTGAGCCCCAATCGCTCCTTGGGCTGGGCCCGCGCCGGGCGGAAGCGCCGCAGGAGATTGGGGAACCATGCGCTCAGTGTCTCGGATGTCATATTGCTCCAACACGCGGGTCAACAGTTCGCCCATCCCATCGAGGGCGGTGGTCGCAATGCCGCCAACCGGACTGCCCGCGTTCTGTCCAGCGACTTGCGCCATCTGGATCATCTGCGGGTACAACTGGCCCACAAGGGTCAGGAGGCCGGTATACTGCTGGCGGAGCATATCCTTGTTCTGCGTGGCGCTGGCGGCGGCGATTTCCACGCCGAGCCCGAGTTCCGCGTTCTCCAATGGGGTCTGGAGCTTTTCGACGGCAAGCTGCCCTGCATGGAGGCCCAGTGTTTCCACGGCCATTTCGAGGTAGCGTTTGCCGCCGACATCCACCTTCGACGCGGCGAACTGCTGGCACAACTGAATGAGGCGCAGGCCGATGGTGGACAACCCCTCGTAGCGCATATCCTTGAGCGTGAGGTCCGGGCGCCGATTGCCTTCAGCCAACAGGGCCTGCACGCTCGTCGCGGGCGTACGACCGGGGAGGCCGCCGATGTTTCCCGCTTGCAGGTCGGACATACCCGAGCGTCGGTTCCGGTCGTTATCCACCATCCCTATCAGGTTGTCCAACCCCGGATAGTTGCCGCTGCCCATCTGCAACGCGCTAATCGCCTGCCCCGGTGGCCCATCGGTGATGAACACCTTGCCGGGGAAGATCGGCTCGCCGGGCGCCACGTTCGCCCCGGCCTGTGCCGCGAGCATGGTGGAGTTGCCGAGGAGCACGTTGTCGTACAGCCAGTTGTGGAGTTCCGAGCCCATCGACTGAAACACTTCCAGTTGCTCGCAGAGGCCGATGCCGTAGAAGCCGGGGCCGGGGAAGAACCGAATCACCTCAAACGGACGGTAGCCGTGGAGGTACGGTTGGTAGATCGCCCGCACGATAGTTTGTGTGGGCTGGTGCCAGAGGATCACAAGGTCTGACGGAGAGTCTGTGTTCTGGTTGGCCTGTTCTTCTGGCACCACACCCGGCGCCGCCAAGCCACTCATGGCCCAGCGGACGTGGAACTCCCAGAGTTCGATCTTGCGGACATAGCCACCGCTCACGCCGCCGGGAGTCGTCCCATCGGCCAGCGCGTTCGTGTCGAAGTTCTGCGTGGCCTGTGTCGCTTGATGGTCGTAATCGAGCTTCTGGATTGTGTCGTCGTACGGCTGCTGGAAGCGGCGTTCGTAGGCGATGATCGTCTTGGCCTTCTCCCGCCCGATGTCCGGGAGGAAGGGGTCTTGCGCCTCGCACAACGCCATCAACTTCTCGCGGGTCGTCTCGATCCGCTTGGCCACCCACGGCGCCCCACCCTGGTCATCCGGCTGGATGGCATAGGCGTAGGGCGGGATGAGGAAGTCGGTGAGCCGCACATGGTCCACAAACGGCTGCGACCGGATGCGGTTCATGCGGACGACCTTGCCATCATCGTCGTAGGTCGAGATCGGACGCTGCTCAAAGGTCCAGCCATGCTCGTAGATCGCGGTGCCCATCTTGCACATTTCCAGTACGGCCCGCTTGTTCACGCGCCACATCTTGAGCACGGCGCGGTCGAGGGTCGAGAGGAAATCCTGCAACGGCTTGGCCGCTTCCTGCCAGTTCTGGTTCATCGCCTGCACGATCCAGAGATCAGGCGAGGCGTGGAGCGACTGCATGAACTTGGCGTAGAGCTGGTCGACGTCCGTGGCGGTGATCGGCAGGACGTAGTTGGCGGCCCCGAGGAACGGAAACTCTTTCAGGGCCTGTTTCGCGGGAGCGCGGTACTGCTCCTCCCATTGGCGCCATTGGCGCTCTAGGGGCTGCCGCGCCGAGAGGGCGCGGGTCAACTCGTAGTGGAGGTACTGCTTGAGCGCCAGTTCCGACTGGGCGTCAGGAAAGCGGACGGGTTCCATTACTGCGGCAGGTCTTTCCAGATGACCACATCACCCTTGCCGCGCTTGGCCCGCTTCTCGTACTTGCCCGCCCCAAGGTTCTCGGTGCCCTTGAACTTGCTCACCTTCGGGCTGCCCGTGCGGCGCGGCGTCGGGTTATCGTTGCCGGGCACGTCCTTCGGGGTATGGCTGAATCGGTCATTCTTGACAGGGCGTGACATGCTCAAGTCTCCGCATCGTCAAAGGAATCGAGCTTCGTCGGATACGCGCTGGCCCCGCCCTTGAAGCTGGTGGTCCATGCGGCGGACTTCACCGTGGCATCAAATGTCGAGAGGCCACCAGCCTTCGTCCCACTCGCAGAGAGCCCGGTATTGAGCGTGGTAGAACGCTTGGTCGTCGCGTCCGACACCTTCCGTCCCCCAGTTGGGGTGCCCGACTCGTTCAGCCCCTTGTTGAGGCTGTCGCTGCGCTTGACGTTCTGGTTGGAGCGGATCGGCTCGGTGCCGCTGCGCTGGTAGTTCGCTGGATTCCCCATCTGGTGTCCCCCGAAGATGAAAACGGTGCCGCACAATCCCAAGATAGTCGCAGAATGCAAACGTGTCTACCGCCCGAGCGCAACCCCTCGGCGCTCCATGTACTGCTTCCGCTCCAGCGCGTGCCGCGCTTCCTGCGTCTGGCCGGTCAGGTTGCCCTTGCGCCAGAGGATCGGGCCATAGGCGAGGGCGTCCATCAAGTCTACCCGCTGTGACTTCGGGAAGGTGCGGTACTGGTCCCGGAACTCGTGGAAACTGGCGCCCCGCCCCACCAGGATCATCCCCCGCTGGAAGAAGGGCTCCAGTCCGAGAATTCGGGCTTCCTTGACTTTTGACCGTGGCTTGACGGCCTCAATTGGGGCATTGATGCCTCGCCGCTGGAGTTCCCGCTTGACCAGTTCGATGAAGGCGGCCTGCTGGCCGGACTCCTCGATCCCAATGCGGCGGGGATTGTAGCGCGTGGCGAAGGCGGCAATCTGCTCGATCAGCCCCATGTACGTCACCTTGTCGCTAAAGGCGTCGAGGATCAGGTGTTTGGGCGCGTTCCCGAGGGTGCTGCCGGTGACGATGATGGCTCCACGCATCCGGTCCTCGGCGCGCTGGCTGAACCCACCCGGATCGACCAGAAACACGATGTCTAAGTCGGCCAAGAACAGGGTTTGGGGCTTGGAATCGTCGGTATTGTAGACGACCGCCTCGCTCCCCTGCCATTCGTAGAAGCCGAGCCACGATTCCTTGAAGGTGGCCGTCAACTCATCGGACGGCTCGTTCATCATGTTCGCGGCGAACAGTTCCGGGTCGGAAATGCGCTGCTTGGCCAGCCCATCGAGGTCAAAACCGGGCCGTTCGGGCCATGTCGGGCGCCCGTTCTCCAGGGCGCGTCGGGTGAACTGCACGAGGTCGCCCGTGACCGTGACCGGGACCGATTGCGTCTCGCCGGAGGGCAATTTGCAGCCCAACGTCCACGTTTTCGGGGTTTCGCCATATCCAAAGATACGCGGCAACTCTTCATAGGAGTCGCCCAAGAACCAGCGAGTGCCAATCACGGTAATCGTGGGCATCGGCTGGTATCCGGCGTTCAGGAGTGGCTTCAACTGCGAGATCCAGCGGTTCGTGGCGCGGGTCAGGCCCCCGTCCCCACGCCGGGCGTTCTCGGCGGCCTCACGGGAGAGCATATCGTCCACGAAGATGTGGTCCGGGTGCATCCCGGTCTTGGTGCCGCCCACGCCGACACAGAAAATGGACGGTTCCTTGCGTCCCGAGTGCCCCTGGATCTTGATCTGCTCGGTCGCCCACATGGTCGAGTCGAAATTGTCGGGGATCAGCTCGGGAAAGAGCGCCCGAAAGAGGTCATTCTGCTCGATCTGGTACTTGATGGCTC